AGTAAAGATAAAACTTGCGTCCAGAGCTTTTCCATTTGGCTGTTGACGTTGTTGCTTGCCGCTCCAAAGCTCGATAAAGGCCCTTCCGTCTGCTTCGCTCGGTCGATCATGTTCAGTTCGGTGTTGACTTGTCTGTTTGCTTCGACGACTGCCAACCGTCCCGAGTATTGCGTTAAACGTTCTGCTTCCGACAGGAACACATCGCTAAGAGCTTTTGCTGCGAGTGCTGTGGCTGCGAATGCTGCCGCGACTGCCGCGACAGTAATTGCGACAGGATTTGCAAGCGCTGCTACACCTGGACTAACTGCAGCGCCTCCCGCTGCTCCAGCTCCAGCACCTCCGGTTGCAGTCGTTCCAGCAGCGCCAGCGGATGCAGCGGCACCTCCGGCAGTAGTGCCGGATCCCCCTGATGCCGCCGCACCGCTCGCAACTGGAAACCCAAGTTTCTTTCCGACAGCCCCCACCGTCGCTTTGGCGAACCCTGTACCCTTTTGAACAGCTTTTCCAACAGATCCACCCGCTAGCCGATTCATAATCGGTTTGGCTGCCCTGGTCGCCGTCGCAATGTTCCTGCGAGTTTTTTGGTAGGTTTGAAGTGCTTTGCTGCCGATGGGAGACTTTCGCATAAAGCTCTCTACCCAACTAGGAACAGCACCGGCATCGGATTCCGTTTCCCTGCTTCGTCGCTTCGACTTGCTTTCCGATTCAGGTTCCTGCGGTCGAACGTGATCGACCATTGGTTTCGCTTCAACATCAGTTTGAACAGGGGGAGGGACAAGCGTATTGCCTTTGTCATCCCGAGGATCCAACGCGTTGATGAGTCGCTCGATCGGTTCTTGGAATGCCTTCGGCGTAAACCGCTGGTAAAGACTCAGCATCGCATCGCGTAGCTTGTCCATTCCGTCTACCCACCTGGACGAAGTAACCTCCGTGGCGCTGCCTTCCTTTGCGTTTGCGCCGGTAGTTTTGTTCGCGTCTGCCTTTGGTGTCTGGACAGGTGGCGGAACAGGCCCACCGTTGTTGAACGTTGGCGTATTGTCTAGGGCTGCTTGTTCCTCCACCGTCGCATCGACTAGGCGGATGGTCATCTCCGCGTTAGCCATAAGCGATCTTCGTTACTTGCTGTTGGAGATCGGCAGTAATTCGAGCGAACTGGATGTTCACTACGTTGTATATTTTGTAGGCCGCATCGCATGTGCAACCAATACAACCAAGTTCTTGGAGTCGATCGGCTAGCGCGTCACAAAACGGAGCGGTCGGGCGCTTCACCATGTCGGTAAGCTCTCCTTTTTCGTCTATGACTCGCATTTCGAATTGTCGCTCGAGGTCTTCCGCGATGAGCTTCACCTCGAGGACATCGTACTCCCATCGAGTGATATTGCCATCATGTTCGATTTCAAACGCTTCTCGACCTGTAGATAGTTTCAGCATGATTTCCTACTGGGGGGATGTTAGGAACGTGATACTAGGTTTCTGTGCCGTATTCGCCGCCGCCTTCACCCGTGGATTGCGTTCGTGCTGTCGGATAGTGCCGGAATTTGATTGGGAGATCCCGCAAGTTTGCTCCGAACAATTCGCGCACAGGATAGTTCTCGGCTAGGATCGTCCTGGGTAGCGTCCGAGTCGCTGGAGTGACCGAGGTAGCTCCTGTTCCACCGTTTGCGTTGATGATCGTCGCGGTCAAAAGCGACGTTAGAACGAGAGACTTGGCGACGCCATGCTTTACGTCCAAAACTCCAGGATATGCGTTCTGGATGTTCGTGGCCGCTCCGTTGTACGGGCGGATGATGTCAACCATCGCGGCGGCATCGTACTCCAGGAAAGTGAGCATGGACGAAAGATCCATACCCATGTGGATCCCATCCTGCGCGGCTTGTCCCATCCAATCGCCTGTGATTAGCCGCTTGAACATTGTGCGATCAAACACAAGGCCCTCGGCTGTTTGCCCACAAACCTTGGCGTTGTAGCCAATCAAATACATACCTGCGACGAAACTCATAATGTTTTATCCTTTACTTCCTAAGCTATAACCCGCCGATCCGGCGTTGATTCGATTGGCTTCCGTTAAGCAATCAATGCAATTGCAAATCGTTCGATCGCCTGTAGCGAGTTCGTGATTAGTTACGGTAGATATTTTCGCTCGCTTGTTTTCCGTGTCGCATGCGATCCGATACCGTAATCCGCCGGATCCCTCAATGAGCCCTTTTCGATCTCTGACAAGAAGGTGCGTCTTGGCTAGCATCCCAACGAATGGAGCTTTGGTGGCTCCGCACTTTGGACATGGCATTAACGTATGCTCGATCTCAAAGCGAAACTCTTGACCGTTCTCCGAGCATTCTGGATTCGCGCAAAAAGCATAGTTCCGCTGCTTGTGCGTTCGTTCGCCTGGAATTGTGATACCGTTGGTCGCTTTGGTAGGCAACGGATTCATCGCTGCAAGTATCGCCACTGCTTTCTCTGCGTTCGGTGTGACGGTACTTCGGAAGACTGGATGACAGGTAACGCTTTTCATTCTCATGGCGATACACCCTCATCGTAGGCAATTTGCGTCACCGTTTGGATGCGTCGCATACTCCCGAAGTACACACTCCGAGCCATGGCAATGAAAGGAGTCGTTCCTTTTCCGCCGATTTGCGTACCCGCAAAAATGTCGTTCGAAACCATTCTCGGTTTGGCATCGATCCGTTTTAGAACTAAGGGATGAATGAATGGTTGGTTGTTCGGGAAGTCGCCATGCAGCAAATGATTGACGTAGCTCAGAACGTCCAGTTGCCAGTCGATCGCGCTGATAATGTTGGCGATTTGCTGATTGATGCCTGTGAGTCGTTCCAGGAATAGGGATCGACGTTTGTCCCGCGCTGCTACCGCGCGATTGATGACTAGCACCTGTACGCTGTGAACAACATCGTGAACGCCTCCAGATGTGTTATGCGTTGGACCAGGATCGAAACCGCCGCCGATGACAGCGAGATAGATATCGTCTGCGATCGTCGGCACCTGCTCATCGAACTCGCATTCGCATTGGTTTTCGGCTAGCCCGAGCTTGTTGCGTAGAATGTCTCGCACACCCTCGAGGACGTAGGTTTCTCCCTCGAGCATCGTTAGAACCTCCCCTCAACGAGAGATCGACGCATGCAAATGGCGATCGCTTGGATCCCAACATCTGCTAGTCGCTGCATCCAAACGGTCGGGATGTTCTTTGGGAATATCTCGCGCTTTGGATAGCCTGGTCTTTTCGGATTGTCATGGGCTCCAGCGTAGGGAACATTGGTCCCAATGAGTACGCCATCGGTCAGAGTCGTGAATACTTGCTGCTCCCCGCCATCCCCCTGTGGTTTTTCGTATTCGTTGCCATCGAAGTAGCCTGGGGAGATCGAGTTGAACAACACTCCCGTATCGCGCAGGATATCGACTTTGCGATCCCCGAAAACCTCGAGCATTGTCTTGGCTCCCTCGGCTTTTAGCTGGTTCCATGCCATACCCGCCGCAATGCCTTTGGCTACTCCAATGTCATATCGTGCGGCCAACCAAGTGAGGTTCTGACCGAATAGCTTCTGCCATCGCTTCTGTTGCTGTGCTGTCAACAGACCACGCTTACCACCAATACCCTTGCTGTGTTGCCTCCCTAGTCCCGCTGCTTGTTTTAGCGCCGTCTTTTCTCCAGGACCGAACCGACGTTGATAGGCTAGATACTCTTTCGACAATGGCGGCCAAGTGATTCCAGCTTCGTCCGTTCCGCCTTTGGACTTCGTGACGAATGCCTCGGAAACATCCGACAGGGCTTGGAAACCGAGTGCAGAAAAGACGCTTCGAGCCAACCCGCCTTGGTCTGGAGTTTTTCCAGTCAATCTTCCGATTACTTCTTTGATAGCTCGTCGCGCGTCTTCGGCGGTTCCACGAAATGCGATATCAACCATCGACACGCACTCCAATATGATCTGTCGCAAAGTCTCGCTCGAGTCCCGAGTTTGCTTTCATGCTGGTTCCGCGAACAACTCGGACCTTCTCGTTCCAGTAGCGTCGATCGACTTGTAGGTTCGAAACGATCGGAGCTTGTGCCCCGATGCCAGCAATGAGATTGCCGTTTTGGTCGTACAAAAGAATTTGGCTATTTGCGATTTGATCGAGCAATCCGCCTTTCTCAAGAATTTCCTGGTATCGCATTTCCAACGATTCAGGAATCGGATTGCCGCGGCGCGTGCAAAGAACTCGAGCGGCGATGACCGTAGCCATTTCCTGGAGCAGTACCGCTCCACCCAGTCGAGATGCTGGATAAACACCAGCTAAACGCCCTAAAAGCATTGCCGAAGCGTAATTGATGCACTCGCGCACAATTTGCGTTGTACAGTTCTGCGAATCCTCTTCAGTGAACGAAGCGACTCCGTACACTGTCAGGAAACTATTGAGCCGCGAACAAGTAGTGAGTGCAACGAGTGCCATTTTCGGTCCAGCTTATGGGGAGCAAAGGAAACTGGCCCAACACTCTTAGAACACGCAGGTTCCGTAAGCGACGGACCTCGGAATGTGGTTTACAACCAATGCGTTGTCGAGGACGAACAAATCGGTCGATGTTGGGTTCGATCGTTTCACCGACCATGCGGCCATACCGACCTTGACATCCTCTGGACCCGCGTCATGCTCTGCGATCGGTTCCGATCCTTCGTAGCATGTCAAAACGTTGTCGCCTGGTTCGAAACCGATGAACAACGCTTTATTTGGTTCGATGATCTTCGTGTACGTCTCGGATCCAGGAGCGCCCACTTCGAGCCCTTCGTCCGTGATATACCAAACAACGTTCGGCAGAACATTGAGTTTTGCACGGAAGACGTTTCGCATTGTCTTTCCGAGCGCGGAATCGTATTCGTGCTCGAGCGAAACAAAAGGCGGGTTGCTTGTGCCATGCATCGCTTGCACGAATGCGTTCTGAATCACATTGTTCCAAACACCCCAGTTTGTGACGATCGCCCCGAGGTGACCACCGCACAATTGTTGGAACGCGGCATTGATATTGCCGAGTTGCAATGGAATGTCTGTGGAATCACTCGCCCATGTGGCGCTGATGATGTTGCCAGCACCAAGCATATTGAGTTGCGACTTGTTACCCGCTGGCATTTGAAAGTTGATACGGAAACCATTTGCAGATGGATTTGTGTACGTGAAATACTCGTCATCCCCGCTCATGCCAACGTAAAGCTCATCTCGCAGCATCCCGACAAGCATGGCTTTTCGCCAGTTGCTTGCGAGTTGTGCCAATGTGTTGGTTTGCCTGGAAATCATTTCCGCTCCAGCTTTATCCCGAACAGCCGGATCGTTGATTTTCCCGAGATTGTGCAACACTTCGGCGGAAAGACTGATCGAGTCGTGCATACGCGGATAGGTGAACTGGACTCGGCCCATTGGGTTTGCTGCCCGTCGTCCGGCAGAAGTGCCAGGAGCGCGGCCTTTCGCCACCTTACGAACGTTGTCGTAGATATGGAATGCGCCGTCGCGTCCATGCCCTTCGTGAACACAATTCGGTCCACCGGGTTGAAGCCCGAAAAGCGTTTGCAACCAATCGGAACTTGCCGCGACCTGACTAATGGTCCTCGTCAATACCTGTGGGTCTAGCAAGAGCTGTAATGCTGCGGCCATTTTCTATTTATCCGTTAAAAAAGGGTTTGGGTTTACCAACCGTTGTTTGCTAAGGTTAGGTTGCGAGTGTCTGAGTCAATAGCGTTCCAGTGCTGAATGGCGCTGGTACGATTTCGGCAAGCCACCGGAGGGCAGCGCCAACATAAATTCCAGTGACTCGCACTCGAGCCCCGATGCGGTTTCCAGCGGTCGAATAGGTGATCGAATCCGCTGTCATGTCGTTACCGACAATCACGTTGTCGCCTTCTGCGGAAGCAACTACCAGGTTATGGTCTGAGCATCGAATGAAATCGAATTGCAAACCTGCCTTGATCGCTGGTAACGTAAACGTGACATTAGCTGTAGTCGCCAAAAAAACTTGTCCGTTATCATCTGCGAGCACGACGTAATCTGTGATCTTCGTGCTAAAGCGACGATTAGTTCCAGCTTTGAATCCCTGTGGGTCATCGTCGAGAACGCATCCTTGATCGTGCAATTCTCGTCGCGCTAAGTATTCGTCTGCCGAACCGATCAACGGACTTCCTTCGATTAGCAACGCACTTGCTTTGAGTGGTGCCGATACAATAACTGGTCCGAATCGATCGACAGCGGTGCCCGTCCCATCGACCATATAATGCTCTACTGGCAAAACGCTGGTCAGTTGCTCGGATCCGTCCGAACCGTCTGGGTTCCACTCTTTTAGCTCTCCAGTGGCAGTGATTTTGCCTAACAACATCCCTTTACGCAGGAGCGTAGTCGGAGTATTGCCTGCATCCGCCGCCGTACTGCTAATGACCCCAGATTGGCGAAGTACAGGGATTCGGGATTCATCACCACCCCAAAGCAACTCTGCATCGTAGGTAGTTTGTGCCGCCGAAACTCCTGGCATTCCGAATTGACCTGCGTACATGGATCTATCCCTTGCTTAACGATTGGTAAGGAGCTTTACGCCCTGTTTGATTTCTTCCTCGGAGAATCGCTTATCCCCCGAGAATTCGACTGAAGTTGGAGCGTCAACAACGTGGGTTGCCATTCGCTTCACTTTTTCACTTGCGTTCCAGCAACTACCCTTCGGTGTCGCCTCGCGCGATTGGATCCAGATTTCAACTTCACCCGCCTTGACTTCGTTGGTCTTGTTCAAAGACATCTTGGTCGTGCTCAGTCGCTTGGCTAAAACGCCATGCTCATGAGGGGTAATGCGTCCAGATTTGAGGCAATCGTCCAATCGCTTGTGGATAGCCTTGCGACCATCCTCGAGCTTGGAACGCTCTAGTTCACGGATCCTGGCGCTCATTGCCGCGATCTGTGGAGAATCGACTTGCATCGGCTGCTCTGGTGGCAACTCGGCTGCGAGTTCTGGTTCTTGTGGTTGTGCTTTCGATGAGATCGATGTCATCAACGCAGGACGCAAACGGTCGAGAAAGTTTGCCGTCGTGGTATCATCGGGAAGCATGATCTGAAGTTGTGCTAAAAGGCCAACAACATCCGAAACGCTTGTGGCCGATGTGACATCGTTCGCTGTTTCGTTGCCGGTGGAACCGCTTGGTTCGTCGCCCATGGTGAAGTCTTGCGACTTGCTCGAGGATTCTGAGTCGCTTGAGGATTCAGATTCGTTGGAATCCGAAGATGATTCGTTGTATTCCCCGTCGCCGTCGCCGTCTTTTTTCTTCTTGGCAAAAGGATTGTCTCCGAGGCGGAACACTTGTTTTGGTTTCGTGCTCATGCGAATAACACACGACATTCGTCGTTGCTCCACGGGTACAAACGGGCCTTGGGAGTGATCCACCGGGTAGTCAACGAGGTCAACCGATCCGATGGTGTCGCTGTAAGAGTTGCCAGCGCCGTCTTTCCATTCACTGAACAGAACAGGGGAAACGAACACGGCATTCGACTGAGCTTTTTGCGTAGCTTCTGGGGTCAATGTTTCGACGGTTAGCTCGGCGGATTTACCGTTCTTCGAGACATCGAACGACACAAGTTTTCCGACCGTGTTCTTGGCCGATCGAGATTGGTTCTGCCGAAGCGTGTCCATCTTGATTGGCTCGAGTAGATCGACAGCATCGTTGCCAGCATGGTCCCAGTGCATGGGGATTGCATAGCCAGCTTTCTGGAGCTTGCCTACTTGTGATTGCCAGTGTCGCAAACGTGCAGGCGTAACTTCCACGGTCCCGTCAGGGCTGTGGTAAGTGCCAATGTTGAGAACTGCTTTGCGAAAGAAACTCATGTGCAAAGCATGAAGGGTGCATAAGCACTCGCAAAACCATAATGCCGCAAACGCCTAAAACGCCGGAATTTGCTGGAATTTACTAATCGTCCATTAACGGTCGAGTGTAATCGATTTCGTAGGTAGGCCGAACGGCATTGAGGAATCGATCCCAAACACTGTTGGATACACCAATGGTAAATCTGTCTTCTTTGCCCATGGTCATTGTGCCGAACGTACTTGCGAATATCCCTCTTGGGGGCATTGCTCCACGAAGTTTGTATTTCCCAAACCATCTCAAGTCGTCTTGTATCCAGCCTTGCGATGTGCCACCATCGGCGGCCATCAATGCTTCAGGATTACTCGAGTGAGACGTTCCGTTTCCGATATGGCCGAATTCGTGGACAGCTACCTTAGCGCACCGGCGGCGATCTAAGCCAAACCGGAACGTGGGTGAAATGAAAATTGTGTTTCCAGTCGTCCATGCGGCCCAATTGTTTCGGTTGACGTTCGACTGGATGACACGAACCTGACCGCCGGATCGCACTCTAGGCATCGACAATCGGAAATAGCGGCATGTGAGATCGAACGCCGGTTGAATGACATTGAAGTCATACGTGCTATTGTAGGCTCCATCCCTGAACAGAGTCGCTAAAGACCACGTTATGATCCTATCGCTCATGCTGCACTAAGGCTTTCTGAATTGGATCCCCAAGCAAGGTTCGTAATGGTCGTCGAGCGCTGTGGATCTACAAACTTACCTCCTTGCCGCAAAGTCAGTGTCGTTATCGTTCTCGCTCGTAGATCGGAACAATCTAGAGTGCCAGGCCCAACATTGGCCGCTGTAATCGTGGAGGCAGACTTGTAAATCACCGTTCCGTTGTCGATATCGATATTCGTCGCTTGCCCCATCGATCGACACGTACCACCGCGAACATTTAAGTTTGTGACGGTATTCTCATGCATCATTGTTCCTTCAGACTGAATCGTGGTGTGCGAACAGCCAACGCCACAATGAACGTTCGTATTTGCAGATGTCTTAATTGTCGTGAATCCCGCTGCTTCATCCGCTCGAGGCGCGAACGCCACGCTGCCACCTTGGACGAATGCTGTCGCAGCGGATCCCCCAATGATTTGCAAAGCGAATTCATCCTCATTCGACTGGAATCCAGTGCTATTGACTACCAGAGTTGTCGCTGTCGCCTTTAGGTCGATCTTGCTTGCCAAAGCGCTTGCACCTGCTGCGAATTCCAATTCGGAAGTGTTGATCGACCAATAGCGTTGGCGATATTCTCGATACCCCGCTGCGTTGGTTTCTGGCAACCCAATCTGACTTCGAAAGCCTGATTCAATGACGACTTTGGCGAATAGAGCGGTATTGGAGGTTAGCCCGTAGAGAATCGCTGGCGCGTTATCTTCTGCGATGATTATGTCGCTTGTCGTTGGCAGAGTCGCCCCACTCCAATTGGCAGCAACATCCGCGTAGTTAGGGCCTGTGCTTGTCGTCGGGGTAGCGACCGTAGCCGTCATCGAACCGCTCGGAGTTGTGGATACCACAAACGGTTGTCCAGCGGTCCTAGCTGTTCCTGTCACCGTTGCCGTGTTTACCGTCCAAGTGACATCGCGAAACTCAAGCGGCGCTGTACTCGCTGCCAAGGCTGCTTGGAGCTGTGTTGCCGTCGTCGATAAACTTGTGGATGTGGCGACGATCGTCACTGTCGAGTAGCCAATCGTGACTGTCAGTGTATCGTTAATTGCGACCGTTCCACCGATAACAATCGTCGATACCTGTGCTCGCGCCGTGACTCCACCGAGCCATTTTCGTGTCGCCATGGTCCTATTCGTTCCCTGTTAAATTTGTGATTCTTTTCATAACTTCTGGATCGTCAGCAAAAACGGAATTCTCAAGTATTCTTGCAACCTCGCTCTTTCTGACTTTGTAAAGTTTCCCAACCCTAACTGCTTTTAGTAAACCTTCGTCAATCCAGCGGCCAATAGTCCTACCGTCCCGGCCTATGCAACGACCGACTGTCGTAAGGTGCAATAATGGATCTTTTTCGTGAGTGGAAATATCAGCGATTAGATCGCGTTGTGACTTGCCTTGGTCCTTGGCCATTGCTTGTACTCCTAAAACTATTGGGGTTGTGGGGGAGTGTTCCGCCCCACACCATCGCCTGTCGCCGCGATAGATGTGCTGCGTAACTGATCGTATCAATCTGGTCGGCTGGTTCGCTTTGCAATCCTTTCCAGGACAGCACTTCGTTCAGCCATGGTAATATCCAAGGGGAATCATCTCGAGGGATGAATATCTTTCCTTGTTCGAATCGTGCTAGCATGCCGGACGCTATCGCCCGTTCAAGTTTCGCATTTTCGCCATGGTCGCCCATGCCTGAGATAACTGGGCCAATTAGCTCTACAGGACAGCATCGCACCTCGCATGCGAGTGCTTGCCCAAAGTGGGCATTTTCGATGTAGGCTTTCGTGACGTTCCATGTTTCTAGTTCGCTGTTGATGCCTGATCGGAGTTGATTCCAATCGACTTGCTTTCGCCAAACATTGCGTAGGAACAGGAATTCACCCAATCGCACTTGAACGCCATCGACCGTCGTGTTCCACATCTCGAGCGTGTCCCAGATGGAGCACACACTCCATGAGGGTTCTCGAGTGCCTCGCTGTACTTGTGACTTCTCTTTCGATGTTCCTGCCGTGTCGATCGTCGCAATCCTGCGAGTCTTAGAGAACGGTATTTTGTAAAACTGCCCCTGGAATACGATGTGAAACTCGGCTTGATTACACGTAAATCTGTGGATCCATGAAGGATCGATTTGCGCACCCTCCGAGACTTTCCAGTTGCCGCCAAGCAATCGATCGCGTTCGATTCGGGAAAGCGACATCAACCGAGCGCGATACCCTGGATCCTTCTTTTGGAGAACCACGTTGTCGGCTAGCGATGCGGCGATGAACGTCACGCTCAGGATGTCGTCAGGCTCGTACTCTGGGAACTCTGCGATCAGTTCTTCCTTCGTGCTTCCCCAGTACAGTTCGCTGTCGCCACCCCGAATAAAGTATCGCAGCTTTCCCGATCGTTCTGGGATCGCGGTCCCAAGCTCAGGATCGATCCACCACGAAAGGAAATCAGCCACCCACCCAGGCTCAGGATTACACGTAGCTCGAACATACGGACGAATTCCGCAAGTCGATCGATTCCGCGACAGCATGTAAAAGAATTGCGACTCTGTGAAGTGCGTTAATTCATCGAATCCGAGATAGCAGAATTGATGCCCCTGATATTCGTATTTTGTTTTTTCGTGCTGTAGGTGAAGGAATGCGACGTTTGCGCCGCTAGGAAATGTCGCATCGAGTTCTTGGCCTTCGCGTAGATGCGCATCGCACCCGCGATATACCTCTTGGCACTCGTCCCAGATCCCTCCCTGGCCTTTAAGTTGCGGATACGTCCGGCGGAAGATGCCACCTCGGAAACCGGGATTGTGGATCCTGCGCAGAACCTCGTGGACCAATAGCCAAGACTTTCCTCCACCAGCCTGTCCGCCATAAATGAGGATGTCCGCTTTTGATTCCAGCGCCATGACTTGCGGACCTGGCTGTGGCCGAACGTCTATTTCAACCACTCTTCGCCTCCCGACCGTCGTCTGGAAGGTAAATATGAAACACCGCTTTCTGCGATACGTTCGCTTCAACTTTGACTTGTTTTCCGTACCCGCGATGTTGCGCTTTGCGATCTAGATAGTTGACCGCTGCTTTCCAATCGGTCTTTAGTGCTGACTTCAGACAAATTTCCGCCGTATCGTTTGCCTCTTCCTCGACAGCTTCAAACGCTTCCTTAATCCACGCGATCTCATCGCGATACTTGCGTACCGTATCGCGATTGATACCCAATTGCTTCGCAACAAACGTAATCATTCCAGCGTTATCATCGATCGCTTTCAGCCATGCTTCTTTGTCGATTTTCATCTTAGGACGCGCCATCATTTAATCTCGCGATAGACCTTGAATGTTGTTGGAAGTGCCTTTTGGTATGGGGGGCTAACGCCACACTCTTTTCTTCGCTTGTAAGGTCTGTAAAGTAGTAAGGATTGGTTTTGCGTACATTTAGAAACGATTCCTGGTTAAGTTCAAAATAGAGAAGCAACCGAAAGTCAGGTCGCAAGTATAAGCCCCACCCGCAAGACTTCGTGCTTCGATCCACACTTGAACCGCACCGCTTACCGTAAATCTTGCTTGAATTCCTATGACTGTCGGTTGATTCGTCTGCGTCAGGAAAAAACTGTTCTCTTGCGTATAGACTCGCATCAGGCAATTGCTCATGTTCGCTAGCGACATCAGCCCTGTTACGATAACTTCGTCACCAACTTCAAGCACACCAGGTGAAACCGATGCTTGGTGGTATAACTCCATCGTTGCTGATTGGCTTATTACTGCTAAAGCTCTATTTCCTCGAATCGGATGCGTACCTGTAGCAAGTGCTGAAAATGTTGGCAGAGAAAAACCAGCCCAACCGTCTGGCCTGTTGTTTGTATCCCCATCAGTTAGACAAAGTGGATTCGACAGTACGTTTGAATTTGTTCGAGGAACCCAATAGTTTGACTCGATACCTAACAACTGATCCGCAATCATTTTTCCTGCGGTATAGTAGGCTGCATTTGCTGGATGATCTCCATCAATTGATGCACCAATAGACCATGTTCCATCGGTATCTGTTAGCTTTCCCCACGGATCGCAAAAGTACAATCCCTCGTCGATACACCACACGCGTTCAGCAACTGAGTAAGAGTCTATTAAGGCTGTTGTCGTGTCTCTTGGTGGTGATGCGATTACGATCGGTGTCACTCCGCGAGAAAGTAAAATAGCCACAGCAGCTTTCATGTTTGCGATGTGCGTTGCAACTGTAACTCCTGCTGCTGCGTCATTAGTCCCTTCCATCACCAAGCATGCTGTGCCCGCAGGTACGTTAGCTGCCTGTGCCGCCAGTGCTGAGCTTGATGCACCACCTACTCCAAAGTTTTTGTGCATCGGAACTCCAAGGAATCCGATAGCTGTGCGCGACAAACCCAAGCTGTTCTCAAACAAAGAATTACCGATTGATGAGACTGACTTCCATTGATTGACTGGTCTGCGTTTTACAACGGCATCAGCACCTATCAACGTCCTCATCCCAGCCGCATCCACCCCGACAGGATTTGCAAGCACCCCGCTAGGATTCGCAAGCACCGTACCCGCTGCAATCGGCACCGCGTTACCCGCAGGCCCAGCAGGGCCGACAGTGCCACCGAACTCGACTGTTATTTCACCTTCTACAAAGCTCATCGCGTTGCGTTCCTGTCTATAAAATTACGACCCTTCATGAACCTATGCGGACGACCCAAAGTGTCCACCATCTCCCAGTCGTAGTAGAAAATCGAGTCTTTGTCTTTTACAGTTTTGCCGACCGTGAGTGCGTCCGTCGTTGTTGCAGCAAGCGAGACAGTGACCGTATGCTTATTCGGGTCTGCGATACTCACCGTAAAAGTAAACGAGTAAGCAATACCAGTCGACGGACCTAAGTCTCGTCTAGCTTGTCCACGAAACACTATCTGGCTTAAATCGATATAGACTCCAGCCGTATCGACGAACGAGATCGGCACCGACTCCCAGTAGGCACCTTGGAAAATCGTAAAGTCCCTCACGAGACTCGTGTGAGACAGATTGACGCCTTCACCGCACGCTGGGTCAAGCAACGTGATCGAACTATCCGATATCGCTTCGACAAAGAACGTACCCACGCTAGCCTCGAATCCCGTTGGAGTCGTACCACCTTCAAACACTGCCCAGTTGCCCGCGAATAAATCGCCCGTCCATCGACCTGTATTCGGTGCTGAACCTTCGGTAAGTCTTACCTTTTGCGTTGCCCAGTTCGCAAGCGTGCCAGCCACTGGAAAGCAATCTACGATTGTGCCTGGCGGTGAGTTTGTATAAGTGACGATTGCCATAGTGTTACCTTACGTGTAGGCTTCCTCTTTGCTTGCGTCCTTCATCACCGCATCGACTTCAGCTTGATTGAACACTGCCGACGCTAGAACGAACCCTACCAGTTGCTGGAAATCAGTCGAGTCGAGAATCACCGGCCACTTGTTGGCTCGGTATGCTTCGATTGTTTTGCCAACGATAACGAGTTGCGGGTTATCGCTGGTCAGTAGCGTTACCATGTCTTCTTTCGAAACACGGTTGTAGAACGCTTCACCTTTGAGGATGCGTGGGTTGAATGGGCGGTATTGTTCTAGGTCCGCGACTCGTGTTTGAAGCGTTGCAATTGTCGCATTAGCCGTAGCTAAATCCGTTGTGAGTGCTGCTTTCTCACTCGTAAGCGTTGTTACCTGCGTTTGAAGTGCGTCACGTTCCGAGGTTCTGGTTGCTAGATCGGTTGTGAGTTGAGTCTTTTCGGTAGTGAGTTCTTCGACTTGTCCAAACGCACCTAGATTAAACTCGCTCGCATAGTCCGCAACCAACGCAGGATCGAGCGGAACAATCGTCTCAAACTCTTTGCCACTTTCCGTAACTTCAAGCGTCTGCAACGATGCCGCTGCAACTCTATTCTTTGCTTCGATTGGAAAGACCAAAACGATTCGATCAGTGTAAGTTGTCATTGTCTCCATGTCCCTGTTACTTTGATTGCCGGTGTCGCTGTCTTCCAGACCCCACCAACTCGAATATAAACAGTCGTCTCTTTCCAAACACCACCGACCTTCAACCAGAATTTAGTCGAAGGTGCTGGCGGTGGACCTTGCGGTGAAAGTAAAGTTAAAAGCATCGATTAGACCAAAGTCAAAAGTAGGTTTCTGGTTTCTGTAGTTTTAGCCATCTGCAAATCGATTGACTCAATTTGTGAGATATCACCGAGTGCGGACGCACTAGAACGAAGCTGTCCAAGGTAAACCAGTCTCCGTTCGCACAGTTCAATCAGTTCAGAGATAGACATTAGATCACCATTTGTCGGTACATAAGCGTTGAAGTGTTCATCAGCATGTAGACGTAGTTAATTTCCGTTGCACCGTCGTAGTACGTCGCATCGAAAGCCGTGTCTCCCACAATTGCAGCACCCTGAACGACTGGCATAGTTGTCCAGCCCATCATTGCTTGATCCGCGATGTCGTACTCAAACCAACGATTCGTCGCATCTTTCTGGATGTAAATTTTGTCGGCAATGTATGTGTACTTTGTACCAGTCGTAAAGGTTTCGGTAAGCGGTGCGTAAGTGACACCAGAAACCCATGTGTTGGCTGCAATGTCGTAGTAGTCTAAGACAGCACCAGCGTTACCTCTAAACGAGAGAATGCGTTGACCGTTAATGATTGTGTTTTCATTAGTCCAAACAGTGTTAGTCTCACCATACACCCAATGAGCGGATAAACCCGCACCTGGTGCCGCTGCTCTGGCTGCTGTTGGTGACAAAGTAGACCAACTATTCCCACTGATCGAATACCGATACATGGTTACTGCGTTGTTGCCCATGTAGTAAATAAAATCATCGTTGCCCTCAATCGAGTACACCGAAGTCGCATCGGGTTGTGTCGTCCAAGCTGAACCCGTAGTAATCACCGTTGCCGTGTTGGAAGCAATCGTTCTGATTTGCCCTGCACCAGTGCCAGACACAATACGAATCTGGTAATTAGTCCACGAGTTCACTGTCCAGTTCTTACCAGAGTTGGTTAGTGTGGATGCACCACCGGCTGTTGCTGTACCCGTGGCGAATGCTCGATAGTCAGTGTTGATCCAGCTCGGAGTAGATACCAATTTTCCATCAGTAGCCAGCGATGCAGGCAAGCCAGTATTAACTAGCGTTGTCCAAGTATTCGTTGCAAAGTCGTATTTTCGAAACGACCCAGAAGCAAGAGTTCCAGAACCGACGACGTACCAGACTGGAGTACACAATCTATAAACTGTCGAAGCAGTAAACGCTGATGCCTGCGTTGCAACTGTGATAGTCGCGTTGGTTCCAATCGTGTTGGATAAAATCGGTAAAGTAACCCCAGCATTGGGTCCAGAAAGAATGTGCACCGAGTAGCCAGCAATTGATCGTGCTAGCGTCTGGTTGGTCACAATCGTTGAAGTACTTCCACCAGTTGCAGTCAACGAACTCGCAGCAACCGTTGTACCTGTAGACCATGAACCAGCTACACCTGCCGCACCTGCTGCTAATGTTCCCGCAAGTGCCGGGGACGGAGTTTGCACCCACCCATCTTCGAATGGATTATAGATATACGCAACCGTCAAAGCTTGGACGTACAATTGTTGCTGCCGAAAATGCCTCGACGAAGTAATAAACGAACCCGCCGCTGATGCAACCGGAGCCGGTGTTACTTGTTCCCAGCGTTTAAGATCCAGTAGTTTACGATTTCCGTTTGTTGTTGCCATATTATGTTACCGATATATTCCTTCTCAAATTGTCTGCTGTCATACGTTCGAAAGAGGGTATTTGCGAGTTAGCAGATTGCCCACCAATCGTTGCAAGGTTCGTTATATTCCATGTGCCCGATTGTGTTGCCGCCACAGTACCCGATACTGGTTGAGTCACACCAGCACCATCGACTAAAATTCTTCCAGTCAACGGGTTGACTTGAGCCAGCCCAAGTGTTCGATTTAGCGATTGTATAGCCATACGCATGGCTTCAATTGCTTCGATCAGTTCGCCCATTGCCTTGATTGGATACGGGTTGCTGTCTGATGTCTCGTGAGCTACTCCGTCTACCCCATGAGCTACTTTGACTCGTTGATACAGCACACCACCAATTTCATCGGCTGCTATCGTGGCTCCAGATCCTGGAGTGTATGCTACGTTGTCTGCCATGTTTTAGTCCTATGTGTATTGTAAATAAATATCGCCATCGACACCGCCACTGGGTGCAGCAGTGCCTGATGTGATTGTTTTTTGTGGTTGCACGCTGCCACCTGAAACCAACCAGTTTGTTCCGTTCGAATAAACAGTGACTCCGAGCGAACCGCCAGCCGATGCGACAGCTCCAAAGGTTCCCACGTTGCTGTCTGTGACGTATGCAATTGCCCGTGTGTTTGCTGATGCACTTGGGAGAGTGCCTACTGTGTAGGTGCCGAGTGTTACCGTGCCGGATGCGGTTATCGATGCTGTTGCAAGTAATCCTGTAGACAGATTGAGGTTTAGTCGTTCCGTACCTGCGGCTAGTGTTGCCGTTGGAGACTGCCGAAACGAAATCGAAGCACCATCGGAACCTATCACAAAAGCAGTGCTATTTGAAGCAAATCCGTAATGTGCTGTCGCGACATTATTCTGCGTGATGGACTGGCATACTCTAGTGTTCTGCTCGCTGATCAAATGTTGATCTCCGAAGTTAGCAAAATCCCAAGCTAGCGTGCCAGTGCTGGCATTTGTATGTACACGAAACCTTCCTTGAACTAAGGTGTTTCCGATTAACTGATTATTGGTTGTTCCGGTTGGAAGCGTTGCTGTCCCTCCGTTGGTTATAATCCCCCCAGTATCAGACACACTAAAACGACTAACTCCAGCTTTCTGCAAATCCAATAGATTACCAAGAAACGCACCGGGAGAATTCACCCCGATACCAGTACCGCTAGTGCTCCAGCCGGTTGATGTTGTTCCCGTTGGTTCAACGAGTAATTGCGGTTTTGTTGTAGTTGAACTTCCACCTGTGAACCATGTGCCAACTAGCGTTGATGCCGGTGTTGATGCGGCTCCGTTGGCTGTGCTGGAGATAGTGCCGGATGCGGTGAGGTTGCCTACTGGGCTTATTGACGCAACAACAGTTCCACCGCTATTTTGCCAATCTGTGAGACTTGCAGTCTGCGAAACAGCACCTCGGAAAATTGCCACAGGAGTAGGACTATCTCGTCCTACGACGGATAGCTGTGCAACTGGCCCGTCTAAATTTACTCCTCCGTTTATGTAAACATTACTCTTGGTAGAATCGACGCGAAAACGTGCATCAGACGCTCCAACCTGCAAAATGCCTCCGCCGCTCAAACTCAAACTCGTCCCACTAGCCGCCCCAATATTCGGAGTCACTAGCGTAGGACTAGTAGCACGCACCAAACCGCCAGTGCCAGTAGACGAAGCACCGCCAAGAGTATCTACCATCGCCGCAACGGTAGCATCATCCAAAACAGTCCTAGCCGCTGCCGTAATCGTCGCAGTCTCAGGAACTCCAGTAGATGCTGTTGTTCTACCGATGAATTGATCTTGCTCTAGGTTAGCCATCTTCGCGAGAGTGACGGCTGCATTTGCAATCGTAAGTGCCGTCGCTCCGGTAACGTCGCCGGTGTGGGTTGCGTTGCTGGTTACATCACCGACATACAACACATTACCGTCCGATACTGCCGCATCTAGCTGTGCCTTTGTAAAGCTACCCAACACCGCCGCATTGCCGACGCTAGTCACGTGACCAGTGAGGTTTGCATTCGTTGTGACATTGCCCGCAGTGAGTCCCGATGCCGTGCCAGTTAGGTTCGTTGCAACGCCCGATATAGGCGTTCCGAGTTCTACGCCTTCAGGAAAAGTGACAACGTTTGTACTGTTGATATTGATTGCTGTTGTACTACTGACACCAAGTCGTAACGGCACAGCGTCAGAGTTAAAGATAGACGATCTGTTGTTTCCTGACGAAATGTCTAAACCGCTACCGGAACGCGCGGTATGCCGAACCGACAAACCAGGGCTACCTGTCGAACCGTCAATTACTAATTTTCTATCTGGTGAGTTTGTTCCAATCCCTACGAAACCATCGTCTGTTACGACAACAGAACTGTCTTGGATTAACTTGCCAGTGGTGGCATCAAACCGAGCAACAGCATTATCGGTAGAAGAAGCTGGACCAACGACTTTGTTGGCAATAGATGGCGCATCGTTGTCAATCGTCCACGTAGCACCGCTAGCCGATACCGTAATATCGCCTTTGTCGCCATCGGTGACACCAGAACTTTGCACTGTCACGACTGAACCAGCAACCGACAACGAACCGTTGGTGAAAACTAGCTCCGACGTAATTACAGATGGACTCGAATCGACTTCGCGAACCTTTAGTCCCCTTGGAATGAAAAAGTTCGTCATACATTTTCCTTCATCGCATACGTCGGACGAACCAAGTCCATGAAACGACTCATAAAACTATTTGCTTCACCGTGCGGCATGTCGTCGTCTTGCGATTCTGTCACCGACTGAACACCAAACGTCGTCGCGAAAATTTCCGCCGGTGGACCAGCCCGCAGCATCGACAGTTGAAAGTATTGACAAATCAAATCAAATGCAGGTTGGATAACTTCGAAAGTGAACGTGCTGTTATACGAATCGTTTCGAAACAGTGTCGCAAGCGACCATGTGATTCGTCTATCGCTTGTCATTTCTTATCGTCCTTGTGTGCGTACTTCGTACCGTTGACATCGATAAACGCAAGATTCGTCTCTAAGACTTCAATCTTGCCTCGCATCAACGCACACTCCGTTTTCAAATCACCCCGTTCCACTTCGCACTTGTCTGCTTTGGCGCTTATCGTTGCGACTTCGTTTTTCAGTCCTTCGATATGCTTTGCGTTCTCGTTCTCTCTCAACTTAAAAAGCCAAGCTACGGTTGAAGTAAGAGTCGCAATTACTGACGCAATGCCTGCCAGCATCCATCCCGTGAGCGAGTTCTGTTCGACTGTCACTTGCAGCACAGCTTTCTGATTCTCTGGAGTAGACATGCTCGCTTCGCTTTCACTTTGCACGCAACGTTTTCAGCCATAGCGTCCACGACATTGGCAGCGACAACAACCGGAGCCACAGCAACCTTTCGAACAACGTCACAGCGTCCGTTCTGGCATTCGACTTCTTGCGAGTAGCTAAGCGTACTAAGCACGACCAAAGCGATAAGAGTATTGATGATTTTCAGCATTATTCCAATCCTTTCACGATTGCGTCATAGGCTTCGAGGCCTTTCGTGACGCTGGTAATTTTCGAGTCTGAAATAAACTTAGCGTTCGGCAGTCGCCAAACCTCTTCCCAATTTGCGTCTCTTGATTCACCTCGCGGTCGAGCTAGTAACACAGCTTCCATCGTGCCAATAAAGCGAGATTGTGCAGCCGCTAGTGTTGGACACTGATTCGAATCACATAGCGATTTAAGTTGTGCCACAACAGGCTTCAGCGATGCTAACAATGAAGCTCGCGTCTTCGGGTCGTTTAACGCCAGACTGTTCGCTCGGCTGATTTGTGTCAGCTTGGCAAAGTCGCCTGGTTGAGTGACTGGAGGCGGTTCAGGTTTCGGAGGGTTGACAACCGAATCACCAATCACCACCGTATGCTTGGCGTAGTCAATCGCTGCCGTCTTGTCGCTGACAATTAGGTAGAAGGTATAGCTGCCAGCTCGCGGAGTTGCAAAGAACACCTGCGAGTCAATCGCCGTGCATCCTGCTTGTGCCGTCGAGATTCCTTCCGGTGTAATCCACTTGTGATTATCCCCTTTCGATTTGCTAGAGTTAAGCACCACCAGTTCTCCTGGCAGTGCTTTATCTGGTGCAACAATAATCGCTTCGACCTGCGCGAACGCGATCGAACAAAACGACCATATTGCTAAAGTCAAAAAGGGTTTCATAGTGATTACTAAACCTTCGTGTTTTCACCAGAAGCTGGAACTGTCGAAGGAGTGTCTGGAGAATCCTTACTTGGTGTTCCAACTGAATTAGGAGATGGCTCAGAAATTTGAGCTTCATGCAAATTCAAAGGAGGAACAACCACACCAAGATGCTCGTGAGCAGGAATCGAAATTCCAACATTCAACTCTGTTCCGTTACCAACGTAGGTCAGCAACAACTCTTCGACATAAAGCATGTGCTCTTCAAATCGTGTAATGTCTCGGTCACCGATTCCGTATTGAAGTTTTGCGGAATCAGAAAACAAAATCTTTTGCATCAAAGTCGAAAGAGCTGTGATAACTCGACGGCACTTGACGTTGCCAGTCCTGAGTTGTTCGTTGTCTGTGATTGCCAATACAGTCAAGAGTTTTTCTTGTGCTGCGGGTGCCAGGTTACGATACTTCTTAGCCAAATCCCATTCCAGCTTGGCACGAGTCCAATCGGAGTTGATAGCTTCTGAATCAGCAACAACCATTTGACCCGTGGAGTTGTTGCTATCCATCTCCAAGATAGCCATTTGCAGTCTTGAAACCACATAGCAAAACTGTTGCAAATGTTGGTTGTTCAATTGCCACTTATGAACGGCAATTTTTTCGCCACCGATGACGACTTGTTCTTGTAAACTAAGTTCAGTAATCATTCCCACTTTTTCACCTTTTTAGAAAAAAGAATTTAAGCCAGTAACAGTTCCGACCGCAGCAGCGATTGGAGTAACGAGTCAGCGACAGGAATGCCGTGACCAAATCTAGGATCAAAACCAGGTGCACCAGCGTCCTTCAGATTCGCTTTGAAGAACGCTCTTACCGCGTCAGTAGCTTTCCACTGTGGCTTACCCTGCCGACGCATCACCTCGACGATGCACGCAAGTAGACCGCTGCCAAACGGAGTTGCCATCGATGTACCACTCATCGAAGTGTAGCCGCTACCATTCTTTGAAAACGAGATGATGTCTTGCCCAGGACAAGCCCAGTCAAGTTCCTTCCCACCCGAAGAGAAGTTCGCAATCTGACCACTTGCTTGATACGCACCGCAGCATAGACAACCGTTGTATCGTGCAGGCCAACCAATCGTGTTTGAACCGTTGTAGCCAGCATTGCCTGCCGCCGCGTTCACGATGCAACCGAGGCTAAATGCGTAGTCGATTGCTCGATTCGTTTCGTTATCCGAACCACCACCACCGAGAGACAGACTAATGATGTCCGCACCTTGCTCCGCTGCCCAACGAATACCGTTTGCGATGCCAGTCGATGAACCGCTACCCTGGTCGCTTAGGCACTTAAAGACAATCAACTCAGCATCAGGAGCGACACCGATTCCATTGCGTCCCAATGCCGTTCCTGCACAGTGAGTGCCATGTCCATTTCCATCACGCTCAGCAGACTGACCGCTGATGAACGACTTAGCCGCAATCGGGACAGGACCGTCTACGTGCTTGGTGTAGCCTGTGTCTCCGATGGCAATCTTGATTGATTTACCTGTCGCAATCTTACCGACTCGCTCGGCCAATTCTGCCGTCCAGTGCCATAGCCGAGGAGCCATCGCATAGAGATCGTTGTTGTAGATCGTGTCGTCTGGAATGTGGTAATCCACGTTAGTTCCCTTGTCGCGCTAACCAAAGCGCAAGGAGCTTCATAACGATTGGAATCCAAATCGAAGGGCTAAGTGCCACAGCTTGCGAGTCCTCAACCGTGAGCACATCAAGAGCGAGCAAACAACCATCCATCGTCGAAGGAAGCTCATCCGACTGAAGAGTCACCATGAACCCACTTTCGATGAGAGCGGAGGCTTCACCAAGTGCCGATGCCGCTTCTCTTCCGTTTTTTACGAAACTGAAATCGCCAGCCCGGAAATTCTTTACCAACGCAACAACATGATCAAGCGGTATGCGTGCTTCAAAATCATAACTAGCCATAACATTAACCTCAGAAATGAGAACGACGGGTTCGGACAGATCGTCCAGAAAGTTTTGCTTGATCGGCTCCGAAACACCCTTCGCCAACCACAAATCCCGAAGCTGAACCGCTCGAGCGAGAAGCTCGCCCTGAATCCGCCCGTTCAAATCAGCAAAACGGGGGTCTAGCCGCACTCTAGACGAAAATCCGTCCAGAGTCCCATCCGAGTCGTAGGAGTCGGCAGCGAGGCGATGGCAAAGCTGTAACGCGGTGGGGTCAAGCATTTTTTCGGCATTCGTGCGAGTAGGGAAACAAACTCGAGATATCCGAATCTACTCGACGCGAAAGACGCTACGTGTCATCCGAATCCGAATGTCTCGCAGCGTCCTGCCAGGTTTCAATTTGTCGAAGCGACCAGAACGGACGATTTTTGTCCCAGATCAGAGGCTCAGGAATTTTTCCATCGTTGCGCCATCGCAGGATTGTTCTTCGCGACACGCCCAACGCTCGAGCGAATTGATTTTGATCGAACAGTCGAAAACGGTTATCCTCCATGAATCGATTCTCGCTATGTGAATGGGACTATCGGGGCGATGGTGAAACCGTGCTTGATGGCCAACATCTTCAAATCAACCACAGCCTCTTCAACGCTCGATGATGCCTCGATCAAAAGCGCTACCGCGTGCATTGCTTCAATCAACGCCTCTTTGCTCGGGCAGCCTAGTTGAACGCCTTGCCCGTCCACCTCTCCAAAGGCAAGGACAAACAATTTCTTTTCTTCTCTGATCGCTACTATCACACCACCTCCCGTATCTCGACATCGACTCTTTCATGCTCCGTCGTCCATCGCCGTTCGATGAGCTTGTACCGAAACACTTGCTTGTCATCCTGCCATGCGATTCCAGTCAACGCATCTTCAAGACATCGCACTAGCTTTGCTAGATCGGGCGATTGTGCGTGATGTTTAGGTGATGATGATTTCACCACGTTGGCATTCGAACCGCTGCCATAGTGCGATTGTGGACGTTTGAACCAGAAGATTATTGATAGTTCGATTGGATTCGTAAGCATCTTGAAGGATTGTTGATCCATCGCGAGCAACGCAACCGATTTTACTTCTTGCATGTACGACAAAGATTTTGGATTATCATCTTTCGCAAACGTTAGTACTCTCCCATTCTTCGTGATTGGTTGGCCTTGGTTGTTGTACCGCACTAAAGCCTGCTTGCTTCCACGTTGCTGACCGCGACCGAGGACAGTGAACCGCAATGCTCGATCGACTTGTGTCGTTGGTTCGAATAGGAAATCGTTCATGCGACTGCGCTCTCCTCGATCGTAACAGACTTCGGTGTGGGGGCTGGCACCGGAGGGACTAGCTTCCGAAGTTTGTCCCAACTCTCGCCGTTCGACTCGCAAACCTTTCTCACGATCGCTTTCAAGTACGATTCCGGCCTCGAGACTTCGCCTGGTTGCTTGAGTCGATCGCATGCATCGTCCACCGAGTCACGATCGAACTCAACGCCGATCCAGCACGCCTGCCAAACGAGCTCCCGATCGAGCTTGACTTTCAGCCTAGCGAACCGATTGGCGGATTCCACCACCCGATCAACAAAACTTTTTTCAACAACACCCACCGACCAACAAACCGACCAATCGCGGGTTGGGTTGGGTTGGGTGTGGTTGGGTTGGAATTGGTTGGGTTGGGTTGGGTTGGGTTGGGTTGGGTTGGGTTGGGTTGGGTTAGGCAACGATTTTCCAGGAATGTCCTGGACAGTCGCGGACAATGGCGGACATTCACCGGACAGATTAGAAATCCCTGTGTTTTTTGAACGCTCGGCACGCTTGCGGACACGGTCCGACAAGTAGTCAGGTCGATGATCTTCCCAGTCATGTATCGACAGCGTCTGGTCGTTGCGGTCGAGCCATCGACACGCTATCAGAGCCTCCACAAGCTGTTTTTCATCCCCTTCCCATCCTGCGTAATCAGCGATTTCTTGATTCGAAAATCGCGACAAGTCTCCATCTTCAGCGAACTGCGCGGCTAGCATCCACAACGATTCCAATAGCCCGACGACAGCGTAAGAAGGTAGTCCTAACTCACGTTGTAGCCGTCGGAATTTTGGATGTGTTGTTGTGCCAATCTTCATTCCATTTGACCTTCCTTTTCTCGGTCCCTATGTTCATTTCCTAAGTGCAGGGGCAACGCACATGCGACGTTCCCCTGCTTCACCGATTGCAGCTATGAATCTCTGCGGCTCTGAGTGCTCACCAGCGTTTCGAGTCCGACTTCCCCGGACACACCGACGCCCTCGGTATGCTCTCAAAAAGTTCCATTTGTGTTTGAGCTACCTCACCTCGAGGCACGCTTATCATTCCTTTGTCATCAATCGTGAGTTTTCCTTTGTTTGCAAGCAACTCGAGCTCGCGTATCCAGTGTTCGAAGCTAGCCCTTGGCCAATCCGCTCCGAAGTTCCCGAGGTGATGCAATTCCGATGCTGCCTCGGTTAGTTTGATAGGCTCGCGGTAGGATCTGATGAAATCAATCAAGTCTTGCGATTGTTGACTCACGGATTCACCTCGATCTCAATCCCAAATAGTGTGCCGTCCTCAAAGGTGTATAACTCAAACGCTTCTTGCCAACTATGAATGCGACACAACAGCATAAGAGTATCTGAATACCAATTAACTCTAGCTCTTAAACTGCCTTTGTTAATCAGCCACTTTTCACGATACGGATCAAACTCCGCTGCACTAGCGAATGGTCGATACTTTGGTTCAACGACTTGCTCTATTAGGTCTTCCCACATCGGTCCACCTTGCGTCAACACACGGCCATCATGTAGCAAAAGACAGAGCGATCCATTTTCTCGCTCGACGACCATATCGACCGAATTCACATAACGTACTGTTACAGTCTCATTGTTACGCATCTTCCACTTCTGCCCAACTTCGAACTTGCTCACTCAATCACCTCATAAACCGTCGCATTCTTCCCACTCACCTTACAGACTCGCGTCCCGACGATGCGAATCTTCGGCCCACCGAACATGCGATCGCTAATGAGATCGCTTGCACGCCTGCGGTACGTGTTACGTTTCGCGAAGTTAGAAGTGCATCGTTCCGCCACTTCGTTCGATGTCGCTTGACCTAGCTCACGTAGGCACCGTAGAAACGTGTGATGCATTCCCCCAAGTTGCTTCTGAATGCCAGCGGCGGCTTGCTTGCTTGTCTCAGGATCGCTAGAGCGTGCTAGCGACTCTGCCCAAGAGAACAGGTCGGGCGCTGGTAACGTTTCCGCTTGTTCAAGAGCGTCCATCACTACGCATCCTGTGGGCTGGAGGCTTGTTCGTCGCTTGTCGCTTCAGGCTTGGAAAGCATGCCATCGAGTTGCGACTCTAAGAACGCCGTTCGGTTTCCGTTCATCGGTTGAACCTGGACAGCATCAACAATTCGATCGTCATCGCGTTCGAATGCGTCATTGATGTCGGGAGACAGTGGCAGCCACTTCGAACAACGTCGAAACGCAGTCTTTTTAGCCATTTCGCACCAATCGGTTACCCATGGACCACTGCCACCAGCCTTGGATCGCTTGCGAATCGATTCGACTTCATCCTTCGACATCACTTCCGATTTCGTCACACCATCTGCCATCTGAACGAAGCAATACGCTGCGATGATGTCACCAGACTCAGGAGGACGATTGCCGTCCGTTCGGTATGCCCATGGAATATGTTCCTCGACTTCCCCGAGGTTGTAGCGAAAGAGATCGCCTTGCCGAACCACATCGGCATGAATCTTCTTGACCACTCCCGAGCGATATGCCAGGACAACCAATCCTTTGTAGTCAAGAATCAACGTGCATTCCTTCCCGTAGGGGATGAGATGTGCATCGCGTCCGTTCGGTTCTAATCCCCATGCCGAGAGATCGAGCAAGCAGCGAACAAAACTCTCTTGAGTGCAATCGTTCAACTTTGGAACCCGAGTCAGAGCAGTGATCGCGATGCGCATCATCCGCTCTGGTTTCATGTGCTTTGGTAGCACTTTTGCCACTTCCGATTTCAGTGCATCGGATTGCAACCAACCCTTGAGGCTCGTTGGTTTCTGTTGTGTTGTGATTGCCGTCATAGTTACTTCTTACCCTTTTTCATACGCATGACTCGAAACGTTGCTTCCTGCACTTGATATGCTGCTCGCGTCTGTGCGAAGTAGCTGAATCCCGAACCATCGGGAAACGTGGCTTGTTCGGCATCGCCTAGCGCTGCCAAGAGTTGCGATTCGATCGCTTCTTTCTGATCGGTTAGTTCCTTGATCGCTTCTTTCTTTGCGGCAAGGTTCTGGGAAAGAGCCCACTCCGTCGGGCTCAGTTCCACAGTCTTCTTTGGCTCGCGCTTGAGTCGCTTGACGATCTCCAGCGTAGCCTTATCCCTCGAGGGCTCGACATCCTTCGTTACGTGCTTTTCCCACCAATCATTGAGGATATTCGCCAATTGATCGCAAAGTTTGTCAGAGCGTTCGATCTCAAACTGAACTACTCCTCTTCCAGGCAGTAACGCGAACAGATACGCCAGGTCTGCTTTCGTGCAAAGCAATTGAGCATGCACTTGCACTAGGTAGTTTTGCGGAACCTCATCCGTTCCTTCTGTTCCCCAGTCGCCGTAGACAGGACCAGCAAGTCCGGTCGTCTTGGCTTCCACAGGTCGCAGGGATCCAATGACTTGCGCATCGAGGGTAGCGGCGATCGGCAGAGTCTCATGGACGATACGTATGTTACGCCGTAGTTCGCCTAGCTTCTCTTCTGCCACATCGAGAACCGCCCGTTCAAAATGCTGCCCGAGCCTTGTGGCAGTGTTTCCTTGCCAGTCCGATAATCTGCCAGTCTTGTCCGCCCAAACGTCCCACGCTGATTGCCATGGGCTTACACCGAGGATTGCCGCAACGTCGCTAGCTCCGATCGCGTTTCTGCGTTCGGCAATCCATGCTGCTCGATCGAATACGGGTTCAACTTCAACTACACTCATAGGTCACCTTGGTCGCTATATTGCATTCAACTCATCCACCAATTCAAGCAACTGATCCGCCACAGATGACGCCAGTACATCCATACCATCGCCTCTCGCGTGAAGCCACTCGTCTGCAAGCTGCTTCACCTTCGCAACCAACTCGGCATCAGACGGCAATTCGCCTCCGTCATATAACCACACATCGACTGGGCATCGTTCAGTTGCCATATTCGAACTCCGCTCCTACCGCGTCAATGAGTCGATCGATCTCTAAGTCCACAGGATCTTTACATTTGCCAGATAGAAACTCTTTCCACTGTTTGAAATGACTCTCAACAGGATCCCTGACATTCTCGATCCATTGTTCCGCTGTCCATTCTTTAGAGCGACTCCGCAAAAATGCGATTGCACCCTCCCAGAACTCATCAGTGTTGCCAATCGTTACATAAGTCTGGTTGCGGCCTATTGGGGTGCTGGCCTCGATGAAGCCTAGGGACCATGGTTGAAGCAATTCAGGAAATGGAAACTCATGCGGATCCATCTTGGCCCCTCGCAGCATCTTGAAGCGGGCTTCTGCCATCGATCCACTCGCCGGACCAGCTGCAATCTTTGCCTGATCGAATGGGATCGCTTCGTTCAAAGCCTTTGCGATTATCCGATACCCTTGCTCGAGCCCCTCAAGAGCAAATGCCGCCGCATCATCGTTCATAGTTTGGTCCTTTTCGAGAATGCGTGGCATCGTGACTCGATCCGCGGACCAACACGAACGACTCACGATGCAAGGGGGAGCTACCCCCAACACGCATGTGAGAAACATTGTTACGTTGCGCCACATCATGCGTCACCCCCTTCGCTGCCCAGAATGGCAACTTCGGTCTCTGCGCTCGTCTGTGGGGCGTTTGTGAAGTTTGGCGCGGCGTTGGCCGATCGTCGCTGTATCCTTGCTCCTTTAACAGCCTGCATTCACGTTGATTTAGTTCGTAGACGTTCACGACTTCACCACCTTCCCTTCAAGGATTCGATGCATAAAATCATCGAACACTTCCTC